ATGAGCTCCAGAAAAAAAAGCTCTGAAGGTTATGAGAAAGGGTTAACGGACAGTGCGCCGGGCACAAAGGTAAATCGCTCCGGTCACTTCCTCAAGAACGGCAAGACCGCCTTGGGTGAGGGTTGGCGGGTGATTGCGCGAACAGAGCCCACGCTGACCAAGCTCTTCTAGGCAAATCGATATCATCGTGCTCGCCTGCATCGGGACATGGCCCGCCAGCATTTTCAGCGCGAGCAGTTCAGCGTCTAATAGATCGTTCATGTGTCCCCCCGGCCATCGCATTGTTCCACGATCTACCTTGGTTGACCTTGATTTGAGTCAAAAAGTACATCCCAGCTCGGCCCATCGCTGCCAAAACAAAGGCTTCCTACGACGGCCCTTTGCAAATCTGCAACGGGAGCGGCTTCAGGTTGGTGTGGCCCTTCGCGTGATCATACCGAGAGTACCAGCGCGTACTTGCCGCCTTTTGCAGCAGGCGTGCTATGGGCCAAGAGGGATTGGTGAACCCGTGCTCAGCGATGCTATGCGCGATAGTTAAAACCTGTTCTTCCTCCCGCGCGCATGCGTTTGGGGTTGAAGACATCGGAAATGAGGAAGCGTTTAAGCTCGTCCATTGAACGAGTTGCCGATAGCAAGAGGTCGGGTTCGCGAGGGATTTTCTGCGCAATTTGGGGCTGATCCGGGACATTGCTACGCTGGAAGCTCGTAAGACCGCGTGGGGCCAACGCTACTGGGCACGCATCACTCCATGTAGCACCAATCTTACCCCAGGGAGACGCCTCCTTTGAGTGCGTGGCCGACTTGGATGTCTCCAAGACAGGGGTCCGTGCATGTCAAGCGACGCGGTCGATCTGCTCGTCCCACATCAGCGGTAGATCGGACATGCGGAGCAGCCGTTGGGTTGTTAGCGATGCTGGCTGGCGACCGGTGAGTATACCCTCGGTAATTGATGGGGCGAGGAAAGCGAGCGGCAGGATTCGGCTGACCTCCGAGAGCTCGGTCTGGTAGCGACGCGCCACGTCCGTGAGGCTTCGCCCTGAGCCGTCGGTGAGGCTGGCCAGATAACAATGGGCTTTCGCGATCAATTGCACCAGCGATGGATCTGGCCTCCGACTAGGAGCGTCACCGTTGGTGACGACCATGCGGAACTCAACACCGCGTCGCTTCATCGCGATGGGAAGTACTAGCGTTTCGAGGCAGTCGGCGTCTTCGCTCGAATCCTGGCCTTTCTCTTTAACTCGTCCCATTAGAGCATCGATCAGCGCTCTACGATCCCAAGTGAAGGTGATCGCATTGCTGCCGAGGTCGATTCTTTTGAACACCTTGCGGAGGGTGTCTCGTAATTGGTTTTCGGTGCCGCTCGGCTTGTCGTCATCCAGCATCTTTTCCGCCATGGCGATACCCTTGCCGATCTGCTGTTCATTCCCGTCAGCCTCCAGCCACCGTGTTAGTCGTGCTTTATCGGTGAGGAGGTGTTTGAACTGCGAGATGGCGATGCGGTCCAGTTCAGGCGCGGGAATGCGCCACGCGCTATCGTCTTTCTCCTTGGGCCGCTTCAGTCGCGAAGAGCCGTAGTAGCGGTAGCGCTTCCCCCTTGGCGACGCATAAAATGTGATAAGTTTGTCGCCGATATCATCAAAAACGATGCCCGTGAGCAAATGCGGATAATGCTGATTGGTGGATGAAAATCGCTTCGATCTTTGGTCCGCCAGACACTGTTGAACCTGCGCGAAGAGATCTGGATCGATAATGGGCACATGCTCGCCGTCGTAAGTGTTGGTCTTGTGACGGATCTTGCCGATGTAAATTGGGTTGGTCAGGAGGTGGCTGAGGTTCCCGCGGCCGAAGGGGCTGGCCAACGTTCCGCGTCGTTCGGATCGAAATGGTTTGACCCTCCCGCATTCGTCAACAAGCCCCCTGATGGACCGCAGGTGCAGGTATCGTTCGAACAGATAGCGGACAGTCTCAGCTTCCTCTTCGTCGATGATCAGCTTGCGCCCCTGCACCTGATACCCAAGCGGCACGACACCGCCCATCCACATGCCTTTCTTCTTTGAGGCAGCGATTTTGTCACGAATTCGCTCGGCGGTCACCTCGCGCTCGAACTGAGCAAAGGAGAGAAGCACATTGAGGGTCAGCCTTCCCATCGACGTCGTGGTGTTGAACTGTTGGGTGACGGAGACAAAGGAGACTGATTGCTTGTCGAAGATTTCGACGATACGAGAAAAGTCCGTCAGCGACCGAGTGAGGCGGTCGATCTTATAGACCACCACCACATCAATCTTACGATCCTCAATATCCTGGAGAAGGCGCTGCAGGGCAGGGCGCTCCATCGTGCCGCCCGAGATCCCTCCGTCGTCGTAATGTTCAGGGACGAGCGTCCAGCCGAGACCGCTCTGCGACGCGATGAAGGCGCTGCATGCTTCCCACTGGGCGTCCAGGGAGTTGAAAACCTGGTCGAGACCCTCCTCAGTGGATTTGCGGGTATAGACGGCGCAGCGAAGTTTCGGGATCGTGCTCATAAGCCAAAGAACCGCGGGCCGGACCAATGTGCGCCGGTGATTTTGCGCGCGATGGCGGAAAGCGACCTATAGGTCTTGCCATCGAAGATGAAGCCTTTATCGCCGACATCGACACAGTGCCGCCGACCATTCCAATCCCGCACAAGCCGCATCCCAGGGGAAAGCATTGCCGCTTGTCGTGCTTTTTTCGGAAGCGGCGGCTTTTGAGGTGCTGGTTGGACATGCGATCCTGAGGTTAGGTTGGTCTCGCTTTCCGACACCATGTCCTTCGACTCATTGAGCCCTCTATTTGTAGGAAGCATTCCTACGCGATCCTCGGAAAGCTGGCGCGTCGCAGCATACGTTCGCATCGCCGACTTCAGCTCTTTACGAGCGGCCCTTGATAACGAGCCATAGGCCTTGACCTGCAGGTCGAAGGATATCGAGCGTTCTAATAACCGCCGCTTCGCGCCCTTTGGTGGCGCGAAACCGTGAGATTTCATCCACATCGCTGTTAGTTCCGCATAGGAAAGATCGCCAAGAGCGGCGACCTTCTGTATGGTTGTTGTTCTGGCCTTCATTGTCATCGTTAGGCCCCCGGTGCTGATACCGAAATCTGGGAGAGGACCGCACACCTTACGCGGGGTCTTTCCGACCTCCGTGGTTCAGCGGATGGTATGGCGGGATTGGAAGCTGACTGATCGGCGGCTGAGACTGTGGTTGTAATCTCAGAGCTCACTCCCTCGATGATCCGATAATATGTTACCCCGTCGGCTCGTGAACCCCGTGTGACGTCAAAACCAAGCTTCTTCCTGACCGTACCGGAGAGGAAGCCGCGTACCGAATGTGCCTGCCACCCGGTAATGGCCATGATGGATTCAAGCGAAACGCCGTCTTCACTGCGGAGGGCCTCGATCACGTTAGAAGCTTTCGTGACCCTTGCGGCCTTTGTGGCTGGTTCCGTAGGCGAGCTAACTTCCTCAGCCACTGCTGTTTCCGCGTCAGCCATTGGGCCCTCATGACCGCGCTTAGGGTCGTCCGCAAATTTGCTGTACTTCGCCCTGTTGAAGTCCATGGGCTGAATTGTCTTGTTCATCGTCTTCTCCGCTTTTTAGAAAACCGGCCGATCCGATCTCTGTACTGCCGCAAGCCCGCGAGCAGGCGGGCGGATGATCCGAGAGGGCAGCGCGGCGCTCCCGATGACGACAGCAATGCTTGCCTTGCGCCTCAAGTCCAGCGGAAGGTTCGCGAACGAGGTCGAATTCTGCAGATGCATAACGAAGAGCTTTTTTGGTAATGAAACGCCACAGGCGTGATTTCGTCTGAACGTCACAGCGCATAAGCGGAAGTATTGGGTATAGATCGGGAGTTATAATGACACGATATTTGACTAACACTTAGTAAAGCCTAATTAATACAGGGGGCTATTGCTCGGATTTCCGGAATGCGATAGATCTCTCATCACAGCCGCAACCGCGGTTGGTCATAGGCAGCATCAAAGGACGGCTTCGTCCACGGAAGCAGCCAACTTCACCCAGGCTCGAGGGCCGGGGACAGTTGGTATGTTTCCGCCTGTCTCTTCCTTCGAGCCGGATCTGTTCCGCCTCAAGAAGGTCATAGACAATGAATGATGCTTCCCATCCCCAATTTCGGAAACGGCTCAGAGGCTCGCGCAATCTGCCGAAGCCGTCGAAGAGCGACCATCAGCGCCGGCTGCCCGCCGAGATCAAGGCCTTCACCAACAGGATCGTCGACCGGATCGAACTCCAACCGCTCGACTGCCTGAAGCCGCATCTGCGCAAGACCCGCGTTCACAACGAACGTCTGATCGGTGCCCTGATGGGTTCGTTCAACCAGTTCGGTTACCTGATCCCGATCGTTATCGACGAGAAGGCCGTCGTCCTTGCTGGTGACGCGCGGGTGGAGGCGGCCCGCCGCCTCGGCATCACCCATCTGCCCTGCGTAGAGGTCAATCATCTGTCGGAGGACGACAAGCGTGCCTTCAAGATCGCCGACAACCGGCTGGCCGAGCTTGCCGAGTGGGACTTTCCTGAGCTGAAGACCGAACTCGACTTCCTAGTGACGATCGACTTCAACCTCGATGCGATCTCGTTCACGACGCCGGAGATCGACTTGATCGGCCAGCAGGCCGAGGCGGCTAAGCCGGCCAAGCCGGATGAGGCGGACAGGTTGCCCGAGGCCGCACCGGGACCGGCCGTGACCGAACCTGGAGATATCTGGCAGCTCGGCAAGCACCGCATCATCTGCGGCAGCGCCCTCGATCCGGCGGTCCTGGAGGCGCTGATGGACGGCCGGACGGCGCGCATGGTGCTGACGGACGCCCCCTACAATGTCGCCGTGAAGGGCTTCGTCAGCGGTCTCGGCAAGGTCAGGCACCGCGAGTTCGCGATGGCGTCCGGCGAGATGTCGAAAGAGGAGTTCCTCGACTTTCTGATCAAGGCTTCGGCGCTCGCCTGCGGATACCTCATCGATGGCGGCCTGTTTTACGGCTTCATGGATTGGCGCGGCGCTGGCATCTATATGTCGGCGCTCGACGCCTGCGACCTTAGCCAGATCAATCTCTGCGTCTGGAACAAGGGGACGGGCGGCATGGGCACGCTCTACCGCTCGCAGCACGAACTCTGCCTCGTCTACAAGAAGGGAAGCACGCCTCACATCAACAACGTCCAGCTCGGAAGCAATGGCCGATATCGCACCAATGTCTGGGATCATCCGGGCATGGCGTCGTTCGGACGTGGCCGCGACGAAGCGCTCGCCATGCACCCGACAGTCAAACCGGTCAACCTCCTGTTGGAGGCGATCAAGGACGTCACCGAAGTCAACGACATCGTCATCGACACCTTCCTCGGCTCCGGCTCGACGCTGGTTGCGGCGCATAAGTGCGGCCGGGTCTGCCATGGCGTCGAGATCGATCCGCTTTACGCGGACACCATCGTCCGCCGCTTCGAGGCCTTCGCCGGCATCGAGGCGATCCATGCGGTGACGGGAAAGACCTTTGCCGAGATGGGCAAGATGCGCCAGGCGCAGCCGCAGGCGGTACCGGCCAAGGATCCCGACCAACCTGTCACCATCCACAAGCGCAGCCGTGCCGGCCTGGTTCAGCAGGTGGAGGCGGCCGATGAGTGACGAGCCGAAGATCCACCAGCGCAGCCGACCCAGACACGGGTCGGCTGACGTCGAGCAGATCGACGTCGATGCAAAAGTGGCGCGCAAGGGCCAGGCGCCGATCGAACAGGCGATCGAAGCCTCTTTCGCCCAAGCCGACGCGGGGGGAGGCGATGACTATGCGCCGCCCCCGGCCGCCGACACGGCCGCCGATGCATCTCCCCCCAAGCGTGGTGGCAAGGTCGGGGACACGCGTGACGGCGACTACGACGTCGGTTACGGCAAGCCACCGAAGCACACGCAGTTCAAGAAGGGTCAGTGCGGTAACCCAAAAGGGCGGCCGAAGGGAGCCAAAAGCTTGAAGACTCGCCTAAAGGAGATGCTGGCGCGCCCGGTGACCATCAATCGGAACGGCAAGCGGCTAACCATGCCCAGCATGATGGTGCCCTATGAGCAATTGCTGCAGAAAGCCATGAAAGGAGACCCGAAGGCCCATGCCGAGTTCCATAAACTCGTCCTCCAGTTTGGCATACTCGAGGGCGAGGGAGACAACGTGGCAGGGGGCGCGGCCGGTGAGTTGGCGGTATCCGACAGCGACATGCGCGCCTATGCTGCCCTACAGCTCGATCAGATGGTTAGGACCGGGCTTTCCAAGGCCGATGCCCGGAAGGCTATCGAAGCCCTTGGCTTGGGCCACTTCCTGCTTGATATGGGCGCCGGTCTGGAGGTCGAGGAATGAACTTCAATGCACCTTCCGATGCTCGCCTCGGACCAATTGCGCAGACGATGATCCGTCAGTGCCTTATCGCGGCGCGGCGCGACAATCTCCATCAGTTCGTCTGGGGCGCGTTCGACGTTCTCCATGACGGGGGTTCCAGCTATATCGACAACTGGCATGTTCGGGCCATGACCCACCAGCTTCAGCGCTGTGTAAGCCTGGAGAGTCGGTTCCTCTTGATCACGCTGCCGCCCCGTTATCTGAAGACGATCTGCGCGTCGATTGCTACGCCGGCGTTCATCCTCGGGCATAACCCGCATGCCAAGATCATCATCACGACCTATGCCGCAGACCTCAGCAACCTGATCATGGCGGGCCTGCGGCGGCTGATCACTTCACGGTACTATCAGGAGCTTTTCCCCCAGGTCCGGATCAGCGTGTCGGGGTCTGATCTCCTGACGCCCCAGACCGGTGGTATCCGCGTTACGTCGATCGGCGGCTCGGTTACGGGATTTGGCGCCGACTATATCATCATCGACGACCCGATGAAGGCACTTGACGCGACGTCGGAAGCCGAACGGCAGCGTGTTCGGGATTATATCAGCGGGTCGCTCCTCAGCCGGTTCAACAACAAGGCGCGCGGGTGCCTCATCGCCATCCAGCAGCGCCTGCATGAAGAGGATGCTGCAGCCCACCTTCTGTCGCTTGGGTGCTTCGAGCATCTCAACCTGCCCGCGATCGCGGTTGAAGACGAGATCATCATGATCGGAGATGGCACGGTTCACCAGCGCCGTGTCGGAGACGTGCTCTTTCCGCAGAACGAATCGCGGGAGACCCTGGACATGTACCGGCGCGCGATGGGGTTGCAGGTGTTCGAGACCCAGTACCAGCAGAACCCGGTCCCGGACGGCGGTGGGCAGCTCGATTGGAGCATCTTCAAGACCTATGATGAAGAGCTTCATCGGGAGGACTTTCGCTGGGTCGTCCAGAGCTGGGATACTGCATGGTCGGAAGAGCTGACAGCGGATTATTCCGCCGGAACGACCTGGGGTTATCGCGACGAGGGTTGGTACCTGCTAGACGTCATCCGTGAGAGGTTGTCCTACAACGCTTTGAAGCATCGCATCCTGCGGGAAAGGAGCCGGTGGAACCCCGACCAAATTTTGATCGAACGGGCAGGATCGGGAGTTTCCCTTCTCAAGGAACTCAACCGAGAGGTGGGGCTGCGTCGGGGCCAGCTCCACGGCATGCGGCCCAAGGTGGAGAAGGAGATCCGTTTCGCCAGTGCCGTCAGCCGGATCACGGACGGTGCATTCTGGCTCCCTGCCGAGGCGCGCTGGCTCGCCGACTTCCGGCGGGAATGCCTTAGCTTCCCCACCGGGAAACACGACGACATGGTCGACAGCATGACGCAGTTCATGGATTTCCTGGGGGAGCGGCGGGCACAAGCCCGGCAGAGAGGCGAGGGCCGCCCCCGTGGACAGGTTCCTAGCACGCGTGAACGGCGCTGAGGTGAGGCGGCATGCATCGGTAAGGCTTGAGGTCCTGTAAAGACAAGGCGGGTGCCGGAAACGACGTCCGCCTTTGTCTTATCGGTTTGTCCTGCACCTATCACGTCCAGCCGAGCCCGGTGGTGGTGAAGGTGAACTGATGACGTCCATTGCCGAAAAAAGTGGGTTCGATGGTCACTTTGCCGGAGCGCTTCAGTTTGGCGAAGAAGCCGAAAGCGTCCATCAGGAAGATCTGCTGCGTGCCTCCGTCGTTCGGCGTGTCGCAACGATAGTCCTCGACTGCGCCGTCGTCGAACTTGACCGCGACCGTCGCTCCATCGAGGCAGGCGAAGTGACCGCTGTCGGTCGTGAGGTAGACGCTAAGATCGCTCGGATTGCGGCTGCGTAGCGTCAGCTGAACCCTTGTCGGCCCGGCGGGCCATGACAGCTCTGCGCCGTTATCACTGACCACGGAGGCGAGGGAAACGGTGATGCCGCGCATCTCGTCCCTGGCCTGGCGGTAATGCCAGTCGGCGACTGAAGCGTGTGCCAGCAGGGGCAGTAGAAGAAGAGCGGTAAATAGCCTTCGAACGCCGTGGCCGATGATGCGGATAAGGTGTCTTGCCATCCGCTCTGCCTCACATCTGGCCGGTTCTGGCGCGAACCGCGATCACCCGCGCCGACAACGGATCGTAGTCGCATTCGTAGGTGTGGATGATCCAGGCGCCGAAACCGTTCTGGAATTCAATGCCGTCGCCGATATAGGTAAGCGTGCCGGTGTCCTTGTTCAGCCAGGTCGCCCGTGGCAACCGGGGTTCGAAGGTACGGTTGGTCCATTTGAAGTTCAGCTTCGCCAAGCGCTCGATCGGCACCCCGCAATTTCGGCCGGCAGCCGCCTGCCATTTGCTTGCCCAGCAGGTGAGGTCACGCACGCAGGTGGAATATTCCGCCTGCCAGGTCTCGGCAGGTGCTGCGGTTTTGCTGCTCGCCGTTTCCTCGATTCCAGCATCACGGCCGGATCCACCGAAGTACCAGATTGCCGCGGCGATGAGGAGCCCAAGCCCCAACATATTCTCGATCTTGTAGTTTTGCTGGCTCATCCGTTGACCTCCGCGGTGACAACCTTGTTGTTGCGGTCAGCATCGATCAAAACCTGAAGCCGCCTCTGGACCGCGGGCTTCTGAGCCGCCAGTTCCACCGCCAGCTTCTTGCGCTCTGCCCGCAGTGGCGCGACATCCCTGACACGATAGGTCACCCACCTGATGCCCGGAATGACAAGCGCTGCCGCACCAAGGAAGCCGAGGCGGGTCGTCGGCTGGTTGCCGATCACCGCCGCCAAACCCGTCACTAGGAAGAAGCCGCCAAGGCCATAAAGCAGGGCGGCCCGCCTGAACTTGCTGACCGATGATTCGCGCTTCCCCAAATTGGGCACCGCGGGTGGAGCGGCCTGGAGACCGCCTGCTTGTTCTGCTGTTTCAGTCATTCCCATCTCCTTGCTGATGTCCCCTAAGATGTCCGCTAGACCGTCTCGATCTCTTCCCAGTTGCATTCAGCGCGGCTCGCCGCCCGCCTCAACGCCACCATCCGGGCGGCGGGCTCGTGCAGGCAGATGGCCAGGGCGGCGATCGCGCCGGGTTCGATAGGTTCTCTGCCTTCGCCAAGGTGGCGCAGCACGGCGGCGATCCCCTCGACGAACCTGAGGTCTTCCTCGATCGCCAGGGCCAGGCGCGATGCCGTCACGGGTGGGTCGGTCTTGTCGTCATGCACCATTGTGCGGTCTCCGGCTCCGGTGGACTTCGGCGAACAGCGTTCTCCCGAAGCGCACTTCATGCGCTAGACCAATGCTCAAGTCTGCTTCATGGTCAAGTCTAAATCACGAAGTCATCTTCGCCTTCATGACGGATGCATTGAAACAGGCGATCGGATCGCAGGTAAAGGCCGCACGCGAGCGCCGGCGCTGGACCCAGGAAGAGCTGGCCGCCAAGATCGGCAAGACTCCGGAAAGCGTCTCCAATATCGAGCGCAGCGTCCATTTGCCGGCACTCGATACGCTGATCGACCTCGCGGCCGTACTCGATCTGGACATCATGGGAATGATCGACGCCGGCCAGTCGAAGCGCAGGCTGTCCAAGAAACGGCTCAAGCACGAGGCTGAGATCGCCATGATCGTCCGCGACCTCAGCGACACCGCCGTCGCCATCGCCGCGCAGCAGATCGCGGCGTTGGATCGGGTGAAATAGAGGAGAGGCCCATGGATGCCGTAACAAGCGAATGGTGGGCTTCAGACGATATTTCGCTGCTTCTGATATCGTGGAGTTGCTGCGAACTTGCCTTATCTCTAAGCAGTGATCGCTTCTAGCCTCGATGGGTCTGATGCTGCCTGGAATCCCGTAGAAGCGCCGTTAGATATTGTCCGTAAGCACTCCGCCCGTATTGGGTGGAGATGCGTTCAAGTTGATCGGCGTCTATAAAACTCATCCGGTAGGCGATTTCTTCAGGGCAGCAGATTTTGACGCCCTGTCGGCGTTCAAGCGTTGAGACAAATTCGGATGCTTCCAGCAGGCTATCGGGCGTTCCGGTGTCGAGCCAGGCATAACCACGTCCCATCATCTCCACATGCAGCGTTCCGCGTTCGAGATAGGCGCGATTGACGTCGGTTATTTCCAGTTCCCCCCGTGCCGATGGTTTCAGGTTGGCCGCGATATCGACGACGTCCTCGTCGTAGAAATATAAGCCGGTGACGGCCCAGTTGGAGCGGGGACGTTCCGGCTTCTCTTCGATCGAAGCCGCTTTCATCTGCTTGTCGAACTCGACCACGCCATAACGTTGTGGATCGTTGACGTGATAGGCAAACACCGTGGCTCCACTTTCCCGCGCCATGGCGTTTTTGAAAAGGTCGGTGATGCCATGGCCGAAAAAGATGTTATCGCCAAGGATCAGACAGGACGAACTGGAACCAACGAAGTCGGCTCCGATGATATAGGCTTGTGCCAGACCATCCGGAGAGGGTTGCTCCGCATAGGACAACGAGAGCCCCCATTGGGAACCGTCGCCGAGCAATTGCTGGAAATTCGGGAGATCTTTCGGTGTCGATATGATCAGAATGTCGCGGATTCCCGCCAGCATCAGCGTGGAAAGCGGATAATATATCATCGGCTTGTCGTAGATCGGCATGAGTTGTTTCGACATCACCTGCGTCATCGGGTGCAGCCGCGTTCCGCTGCCACCGGCGAGAATAATTCCCTTCATTTTCTCATCCCCCGAACTTTCGGTTTTTAAAGGTGACTGGCTGCAGCGCGCGCCTGACCACGGATTCCGTCGAAGCCTGCCAATCTGGCATGACAATGCCATGGCATTTGTGCAGTTTTGAACAGTCCAGTTGGGAGTTGGCTGGGCGCCGCGCAAGTGTAGGGTATTCGCTGGTCGGAATGCGGATGACCTTTGCCGAAGGCCCGCCATTCGCTGCCGAAATCCGGAAAATTTCGTCTGCGAAATCCGCCCAGCTCGCCGCGCCCGTTCCGGCCACGTGAAAGATGCCGCGCACGGCGGGATCGCTCGAAGCCAGTAGGTTTTGCCCCACGGCGATGACGGTATCGGCAATATCGATTGCCGAAGTCGGATTGCCGATCTGATCCTCGACGATGCGCACCTCTTCCTTAGTCGCTGCGATCTTCAGCATCGTGCGCAAGAAATTCCGGCTGAATGAGCTGTAGATCCAGGCTGTGCGAAGGATGGCATGGTCTTCAGTTGCTGCAGCCACGTTCTGCTCGCCCATAAGCTTTGAGCGGCCATAGACGCCAAGGGGGGCGACGGGATCGGATTCGCCATATGGGGAAGACTTGTTGCCGTCGAAGACATAGTCGGTGGATAAATGAATGATCGGGATCCGAAGAGTTGCCGCCACTCGCGCCAGTTCTCCAGGGCCGTCGGCGTTGATGGAGATGGCCGTCGCCGCATCTGTTTCTGCCAGATCGACCCCGGTGAAGGCCGCGGCGGAAACGATGAGATCGGGGCGAGCAGCCTCGACGGTCGCGGCGATAGTCTCTGGTTTCGCTAAATCGAGTTCGGGACGGCCGACCGGAATAATTTCTACGTCGCTTCGACTACTTGCATTCTCGAGGAGAGATTGGACGACCTGTCCCCTAAAGCCGGTCACAACGTATCGTCGGGGTTTGTGCATCATCCGGTCCCGGTCTTGATCAGCCCTAGGCGGCTGCCGTCATATCCTTTGCGCAGCGGTGCCCACCACCATTCATTGTCGAGATACCAGCGCACCGTCTTTTCGATTCCGGTATCGAAGCTCTCCTGCGCTCTCCAACCAAGTTCCGTTTCCAGCTTCGTCGCGTCAATCGCATAACGTGCATCATGGCCGGGTCGGTCCATCACGAACTGGATCAGTTCCTCGCGGGGATGTCCGATCGGTCGCAGATCGTCCAGGATTGCGCAGATTCGCTTCACGACATCGATATTGCGGCGCTCGTTGCGACCGCCAACATTATAGGTTTCTCCGACCCGGCCTTGCTCGGCGATGAGATTCAATGCCCTTGCGTGATCTTCAACGTAAAGCCAGTCCCGAATATTTGTTCCGTTCCCGTAGACCGGCAGGGGCTTTCCTTCAAGGGCGTTGAGGATCGTCAACGGGATCAGCTTTTCGGGAAAATGGAAGGGGCCGTAGTTGTTCGAGCAGTTGGACACGATGACCGGCATGCCATAGGTGCGGGTCCATGCCTTGGCTAGATGGTCCGATGCGGCCTTCGAGGCCGAGTAGGGAGAGCTCGGATCGTAGGGGGTCGTTTCCGAGAATGATCCTTCCAGGCCTAAAGAGCCATAAACCTCGTCCGTCGAAACATGTAGAAAGCGGAACCGGCTTTGGTCTTCAGGGGCAAGTGCCTCCCAGTACGCTCGCGAGCATTCAAGAACGGTGAAGGAGCCAAGTATATTGGTTTCGATGAATTGCCGCGCACCGAGGATGGAGCGATCGACATGGCTCTCGGCCGCCAGATGCATCACCCGGTCCGGCCGGAACGTTGAAATTGCGGAGCTTATTGCCGCAGCATCGCATATATCGATCTTCAGGAACCGGTAAGACAGCTTGGCCTCGACCGGTCTTAGCGAGGTCAACGTGCCGGCATAGGTCAGCTTGTCAATGTTGAGGACCTCATATCCTTTTTCCAGCACGAGGTGGCGGATGACCGCCGATCCGATGAAACCCGCTCCACCCGTCACAACTACGCGCATGCTTTGGATTACCCTCTGAGGAACTCTCGTTACTGGCTCCGACTGCGTTTGCCGACTTCCTCGTTCACGGAGTAAATGAAGCTCGACGGAAGCTCCGCGAGCGTCGGCTGCTTCCGGTCCTTTTCCGATAGGATAGCCTTTTCCGCCGTGACGGGCCATTCGATACCGACGACCGGATCGTTCCAAAGAAGCCCGTGGTCGTGTTCGGCGCTGTAATAGTTGGTCACCTTGTAGGAGACGACGGTAGCTGCCGTCAGTGTACAGAACCCATGTGCGAAACCGGGCGGTAGCCATAGTTGAAGAGCGTTTTCCGCTGAAAGCTCCACCGCCACGAACTTGCCATAGGTCGGCGATCCGCCGCGGATATCGACCGCGACATCAAGGATTGCTCCGCTCGAACAAGAGACCAATTTCCCCTGGGCATGCGGAGGGGTCTGAAAGTGTAGGCCTCGCACCGTTCCTGGCTTTGCCGAGTAAGACTGGTTGTCTTGTACGAACGGGAAAATGCCTACTTTCGCCTCAAACTCGTTGGCTCGAAAAGTCTCGATGAAATACCCACGAGGATCGCCGAACTTTTTCGGAACGATCAACAGAACGTCTTCAATTGCGGTTCTCTCGAAGCGCACAAAATCCCCCACCGTCCTGAACGTTCCGAAATGCGAATATCACATGGTTATTCGATGAGCAATTCGACGCGTCTCAACTTATTGCGGATGAGGATGTCCATAGGGAGTAGATGCTGTTTATTAATTGCCCGGTGGCGGTTTCAAGAAGACATGTGCTATGCAGCAAGTGTTCCGGATCTGCTTCACTTTTACGGCCCACACCATGCAATTGCCTCGGCAGATTGCTGGTGGAGGACGTTTCGTGGAAGTGCCCTGCCACGTCGAGGCCGGGACGGAAGATGAGGCGAGGTCACGCTGGACGAAGGGCTGAACCTCATCCAGCATGGCCTGCAAGGCCTGAACGATAACTTGGGCAAGATCTGCGAGAGATATTGAAATGAATTGCAAGAGCATCCCGTAATCACAGTCGGCGACAAGAGAATGAGGCTCTGGCCGCTGTCGCCGCGCAGTACGTTAAACAGTCGTCGGCGACGCCGCCCAGGCGACGTGACGCGCGTTTCGGACCAAAGGCTCTACGACGCCAGCCATGTGCTCGCGGAGAGCTTCAGGCCGCAGAAACTTTGAAAGTTATCCGCTGGGCTATAGGCCGATCCGTTGTCCGAGAGATGCTCGATAGTATGCGGCGCTCGGGTTGCGCCGAAGAGCTTCTCGACTGCCACCAGCATCACGTCGCGCACGCCCGAGCCAGAGATGCCTGAGTTGGCGACCGTCGTCCAGGCGACGATCTCCCGGTCGAAGGCGTCGATCATGAAGGCGAGACGAATGACCTCACCATTCCTGCGGGTAAACTTCAGAGCGTTGGAGCACCAGCGCAGATTGGGGCGCATGACCATGACTTGCCGTCGTGAATGCAGTTTTTTGCGGATGGCCGTATGTTTCTCCAACAGCACGGCCTGGTTGCCATGATGCGATAAGTCCGTTTGGCGTTGACGACAGGCTTATCAGCGGCTCGCCTTTCGCAAGTGAGGAGCGCGGCGATCCGCCGAGAGCCATAGGTCGGCCTTTGGTCCGCCAACCTGCGAATAGCGGGCAGGACTTCTGCGTCCTCAGCCTCGTGGTACACTCTGCGTGGTTCTGCCTTACAACCGTTTGATGCAGTTGGAACGGGAGAAGTCCAGCGTGTCTGCGGCGATCTTTGGCGGCAATGTTTTGCCGCAAAAGAAGCCAAACACATGTCCGCACCAAACTTCGATGCCATCGTACGAAGATTCTACTTGCGCACCCGGAGGCGTCCGCACATGTCCTCAAGCCTGTGCTTGAGCCTTTTCTGCTTATGCCGTCCGGTCTCAATAGGGGAGTTCAGCTGGTCACGCGAAGAGCGAGAATTCCATGACGCAAATGAAGTGCCACAATCGAGAAGGTACTATTCTCGTTTGCGACACTCATCATAGGATGAAGGGGGCGGATCAGTTTAAATTTTGGATAGGGCGCGAGGATGTCTTAGCTTAGGCTAGATGACCCGAGATTTCATCCCGCTGATTTGTGTAAAGCTCGTTGTGCGGGTCGAGTGCTAAGGCCTTCAACTGCTCATCAAAGGCATTTCGAAACTGCTTTAAGTTCATGTAGCATCGCGCTTTCTGATGATACAAATAAGCATTGCTCGGCTCAAATCGGATTGCCTTGTCGGTTGATTGAAGCGCAACTTCAAACTGCAGCATTCGGCTTTGGCAAGAACCAAGATAACTCCAAAAGATTGAAACCGTCGGATGCCTGCGGACTGCATCGAGGAGCACATTGGCGGCTCTGGCCCACTCGGATGATTTTATCAGTAATTCGGCCATCACCAAATCCACCTTTAAGTTCATAGGTTCTTTCGCCGCCGCTCGCTTCAACAGCATCATTCGCTGTTCGGTCGAAAGAAATCGAGAAAGCCTAGCTAACTGGAACAGACGCGTAGCGCTATCCCTTGATGCCTTACGATAGTTTTTTTTAACGAAGGACGGGAAATCAGCGAGATCATCCGTTCTGATGGCAGCAAGTGCATCCGATAATAGTCGACCGCCCGGACCGGAGTGGCCCATGAGCGGCAGGCAAATCGCTTCGACGTTCGCGAGTGCACCAAGCTTCTTTACCTGAAGCTTGTCCGGGCCGTAAAACTTGTCATACAAAACAAAAGCTTTAGCGTATGCAAGACTCTCATCAGAGATCTTATCGCGGACGAATTTGGTAGATGATGCTTCCTGTGACCACCGCTCTTCGAATGGAACCTTCGACCGATCAATCGAAAACTGAGGCATCACAGCGAGAGCCGCTTTAGCGTTTAGATCAGATGCATAATTCAACGCGGCATAGCCACCCATACTGCTGCCGTAAGTTACTACGCGCCGGAACCGGGATGTTACCTCCGCCGCTGCGGATACCACCTCCCAGCACCCGTCCGATTGATACCAGTCATTCCGGGCCGGGATTACGAATACCGCCGGCCATTGATATTTCGTGCATAGGTCTTCCGCGAACCCATACGCGTCCAAAGACGGGTTTTGGGACCAAGGTGAAAAACAAACCAAAACAGAATTGCTGTTGCTGGCCAAACATACTGCCCGCAGCGCGCAGTCGTCGTTCTTCAACAACAGGGCCATAGTTACCTCTCGCTGGATGGGAACCGCTAGCTAACTCTTTCCGCAGTTAAATGTAATCTTCGACGGGTCTCAGCTAGATAGGAGCAAGAAAACTTTGCTATCCTTTCCTCAACGCGTCTCCAAATGCGGTGCAGAATATACCACTTAACGAGAATTTGCTTGGACCCGTCCCAGATCACCGCCGGGCTGCCTTGGTTTTTTCGAGGGGACTGATCATAATAAAGCTCGTTGTCTTCAGGCATTTGCGACTTCAAGGACCATTGGGGCCGCGTCGGACGCTTTTGGCAAAGAACGCGGGTGGGATTCGGTCATGTTCTTCCATGACCACTGACTAGTTATCCGGCGCGACCAAATTGCTCTGCTCAACTGTCCCCAAGGAAGCGACGACAGCTGATTGGAAAGATGCAATGCGGTTACTAAAATCTCCACCTAACCCCACAGGGACATCGTTTCGTTTCCTGAAAACGTTGATAAGGTAGCCTTCAGACATTAGCACCTCGTGGCTTGCGAAGCCGGCGACTTCATCACTGAAGTTGATGTCGTGGTCGCGATTCCAAATCACGAAGTCATTGTGCCTCATAGTAAGGTTCCATTGATGGAAGCCGCTATACTGCTCATGCTCAGCCTCGTTGTGGGCGTGCCGCAACATCACATATCCACCGACCCTGCAGACGGTGAGCATCTGCAGAAGGACGCGGACGGGGTCTATTGCGTGGTCTAAGGCATTCTGACAGTGGACGATATCAAACGTATTCTGTCCGAAAAGAAGTTCGATGTCCTCTCCGAGCGCAAACATAGTCCTGATTTGCGGTCTAATCCGGTGCTTCTCCAGCAGACGATCATATTGATCTGCCAATGCGTCGGTTGGAACTATCTCAAGTCGATAGCCAGGGCGGGTCGCTCCTAGGCACGTGAGCGGACCTGCGCCTATATCCAAAATTTGAACATCTGGTTTCGGGAGTCTGTCAATAATTGGTCCGATCATGCCATCGATTGGGCGATCAGGCGTCATCCTATTTGCGAAGTCTTCGCAATGTTGACCGCCGCGGCTCCCAAGCCACCGATCCCAGTAGTTAATTTCGTATTGTACTCCCGCTACCCACTGGCCCCACATTTGGGCAAGGGACTTCACGTTTTGACGTAGCATTTAACCCTCTGAAAGTCCCATCGACGCTCTGCGAACGATGCGCGCCCAATGCGCTCGCAATCGGTATATTCAGTAAGCGACGAGCGCAACTGCTTTCATGTTCCTTATGCGCTGGCCTGCTGCCGGTTTCATGGACATCGAGTTAAGGTGTTCCTCCTGAAACCGGAGAGCATGAATGCGAAGACGAATATGCAGCCGCGAGTATAAGCTTGAGGCTGTGAAGCTTGTCAGGGGTACGTGGGGTTACTGTTGCGCAAGCTGCTCGAGATCTTGATGTCCACGAGAATGTCTTGCGCAAATGGGTTCGTGAATACGGCGACGATCCCAGCCAGTCGTTTCCTGGAAAAGGCCAAATGAAGCCGGAGCAGCTTGAGATCGAGCTGTTCCGTCGTGAAGTCGCCAAGCTGAAGGCGGAGCGCGATATCCTAAAAAACGCCGCAGCCTACTTTGCCAGGGACGCGATATGAAGTTCCGTTCATTGCAAAGCATCGTTCGATCTGGCCGGTGGCGTGTCTCTGCGAAGCGCTCGGAGTTTCCCGATCAGGCTTTCACGCCTGGTTCAATCGTTTTCCACGTGCACACGCCCACTATGATTAGGTCTTGCTGGACAAGATCACGCAGAGCTTCAAGTCCAGCGACCGCACTTATGGTGCTCGACGGGTCTGGCACGATGTGCAGGAAGAGGGGTTATCCTGTGGCCTACATCGTATAGAGCGGCTGATGCGCGTGAATGCGCTTAGCGCCAGGCCAAGACGGCGTGGCTTGCCGAAGGATGCCGGTGACCGTGCCGTCATCATGCCGAACGTCCTCGACCACCAGTTCGTAGGGGACAATCCGAACCAGAAGGGGGTGGCTGACTTCACCTATATCTGGACCGCAGAAGGCTGGTTGTATGTCGCAGCATTCATCGACCTGTTCTCACGACGTGTCATTGGCTGGTCGATGAATGCCAACATGACGGCCCAACTCGTCACCGATGCACTGATCATGGCGATCTGGCGTCGAGGAAAACCGGACGCGCTCCTGCATCATTCCGATCAGGGTAGCCAATATACGAGCGAGCAGTTCCAGCCCCTTATGGGCGACTACGGCCTGTCCGATGAGCCGCTCTGGAAATGTCTGGAACAACGCAGCAAGGGAGAGCTTCTTCTCATCACTGAAAACGGAGAGAACGGCACGCAAGATATATCGCACGAGAAACGATGCCAGAGCGGACGTGTTCGATTACATAGAGCGCTTCTACAACCCGAAACGTCGCCCACTGGACTATCTCAGCCCCAATGACTGTAAAACCAAGGTGGGATTAGCTTAATCTCGTGTCCGATAAACCGGCAGCAGGCCAAACACCGCTTTCGTCTATTCGCACCGCCGCAAAATTCTAATGAATCATGGCATGGTAGCGATGATCCGATCAGTTTGCTTACGTTGACGACATAGCTCATTGGCGCCCGCCGCTCCCTGAGAAGGGCAGCGACCCTACGCTAGCCGGAGGTCACTGAGCATCTATATGTTTGCGAAAGGCAGGCGCCGGTTCGGCAAATTGTCAACCGGAATTTGCGCTCCCCTGGCATTCATCCTTCCTGTGCATCTCACGCAAAGGGCGGCGCCCACGTTTATTTCACGGACGAGAGCCGCTGCAGGTCGAATATCTCTACGTTCCCTCCATACCTCGTTTGATGGATTCGACTGAGCACATTTGTGGGCACATACTGAGTCTTTGACGCGGGGTATTGGGGCAATCCGGATGAACCATGACAACGAAAGGGAACGACGTGACGAAATCAATGGGCGGTCTGGATGGCTAAGTTACATGCTACTTGGCGTGTACGGCCATAAGAATTATCAGAACGAACAACGGCTAGACACTGGCAAAGATAATGCCGCATCCGGCCGTGTTGCAAGAGCGATGGTGAGGCAGGAGGCAGCAGTGCCGACCAGTGTAACTTTTCGCATAGAAGGGCGCTCCTAGACATCGATGAGCCTTAAGTGCCCCCTGGATCAAGCGGCTTTGTCACCGCTATCCGCTTATCTCGTTGTGCTGGAGTTGGCCATCAATAATTGAACAAATCAGATTGCTGTTTGGAGGTTTGATAACTTACGAGGCGAGCGCCTCCAGCATAGTCTTATTAACCGCACCGTGTTTGTCGGAACTCCAACTTCAGAGAAAGTGGAGCCGATACAGCAAGAAACGGATAAATTCTCGCCTGAAGGACGCGTCGAGCCGTCAGTCGGAAGTGTCCGCGACAGCTACGACAGCGCCCTAGTCGAACGATCAACTGTCTCCACATGGCAGAGATCATCAATCAGCGCGGAACGTGGCGCAGCTTCGAAATATCGAGATTCGCCTCCGTGGAATGAGGTCGATCGGTTCAGCAACCGACGACTTCTGGAGCCTATCGGCAACATTCCGCAAGCTGAAGCCGAGGAGCAGTATTACGCAATGCTGGACGAACCGGCCATGGCAGCATAATTTAAACCAAACAGCCTTCGGCAACCCGACGCGATTCAATTTTTCTCGCGCTATGCTGCTGAACCAAGCTTTACTAGGGCTGGCTACATGGTCACCACGGTGGACACAAGGAGCGCGGCAACGCAAATATGCAAGGAAGTCCGATTATCGAAAAGCTCAACGTCATGCACGCTGTTATCCTGCGTGATATTCGAAGCCGTTTTTTCAATCACGGCCTCGGGTTCTTGATCGTGCCGCTGTTTCCGTTGGGACACGTCATAATGCTGTTGGTGGTGTATCACATCTTCAATCGCCAGGCCGTTTTCGGTGATGACTTGCAGTTATTCTTTGCTACCGGGTTGGTTCCTGCGCTAGCGTTTAGCTACGTCTCGAGATTCATGTCGATATCGTTAGTGGCTAACAAAGGGATGATGGCATTTCCGATTGTGCGATTGCTTGACATTATTCTCGCCAGAGCTTTTCTTGAGGCCGTTGCAATAAATATGTCGGTGTTCGTGTTATTTTTCTCCTTGCTGGCAGCGGGGTCCGATTCAATTCCCAACGATGTCGCTCAGGCCGTTCAGGCTTTTTCTGTCACGCTAGTTTTAGCGCTGGGTTTTGGCATTATCGCGAGCGTGATAACGGCCATTTTCCCAATGTTTGCAATGATTTACGGATTTTCTATGGTTGGTTTCTACCTAACCTCAGGAGCCCCCATTTATCTCCACGTTTTTCCAGAGCAATTGGTGAGACTCTGCGCGTGGAACCCAGTGTTTCACTCCGTCGAGTGGATGCGTTCGAGCTACTATCTCGGTTATCCAGACCAGTACCTTGACAAAGAATATTTGGTTGGATTCGCATTTGGTAGTTTGGCAATAGGATTGGTTCTTGAACGAAGCCTACGAGCTCAAATTCTGGCTGGTCGTTAGCAGCTGCTCAGCTAATCGGGGACAACGTGATTTTCCATGTAAGCGGCACGCAGACTTAAAGCATTGAATTTTGCGTTGCGTCTGTAACCCCACCGTGAAAGCGATCCCCGGTAAAGCTTACATTACCAGAAGTAGCTACTCATCCATCAAAAATGGGCTGAATGTTCGATCGAAAGAACTACTTGTTTTCTGAGTCGGGCGCCTAATCCTCTTAAGGCGGTGCCTCGTGTGGGTTCAACACGAAGTGACGGCCACGCGATTCCGTCTCGATGTCGGTATCCATACGGGCACGACGGCTTCCATCGAGTCCTACTCGCTACATGACGAGTTTGCGGCGCGTTGGCATCGGCGGTTTCTTGTAATATTCACCTCCGACGCTGAAGGTTGCGCAGAACCCAGCTTTTTATCCAGCTCCCAAATGGGTAGCGGCCCAAATACATATCGCTGCTGGCGCTCATATCCAGCGATCTATCACTACGCTTTTGCAAGAGGTAGACATCTTGGTTTTCTTGGTTTTGCGCCTTTCCGAAGTATATAACGTCCCACTTATCAGAAAGATTACGCTCCACCCATGACGGAAGAAAATATGCATTACCATACCCTTTGGCACTAAGCCCCTCAGGTGAATTACCAATATATATCTCCTCAAAGACAAAATCAGTATTGGCTAGTCCCTCCAGCAAGGCTAGAATTCTGCGCGGCGGGTATAGTTGCATTTTGTTGTAAAAGCTTATTGATGTATCTCCGTGCGCGGTAAATAGAAGCCAACCATTACTTTCGACAAGCCGATACATCTCTTCGAACCACGCGAGTGCTTCTTTTTCTCCAAGATGAGACCATATCGAAATAGCTATAACGCCGCGATAAGCGCCATCGCTTTCGTGAAGAGGCGGCCTTGGGTTGGAAACCGAGAACTTTGCGCCCGGGATGTTCTTATTTGCCCAATCGATCGAGGAGGGTATCGGATCGACCCCATGAAACGAACTATCCGGCGCTACGGCCTTGAGAACACGAATTAACGAGCCGGATGAGCAGCCAAAGTCGAGATACTTTTGATTCGGTTCGAAGGATATACCAGAGAGGCTGAGTACAGATGCGACCATATCCGCACTGTAAAGGTCCCCGACGTAAGCCTCCGGTCTTTGCATTCGGTGGATGTTATGTGGGGGGTTAGTAATTGACGTCCTTAATTTTCTTCTCAACTCTGGAAAAAAATATGAGGCCGACGTGATTAAATTATGATGGGAGTCCGGAAGATCAAGTTCCACCAGCCGTTTCCGTACCTCCGCCAAATCTGCTTCAGAAAGCGAGGAGAGGATTTTTTTCGATGCAATCGGAAGGTGAGCTGAAATGTCATGCGCAACATTCAAATGGTTTTCGATAAGCTGATCGATAAGACCTCGATCATCGATCAAATCGATGAGAGTACGATAACGCGAGTTAGCTGCAGGGAGCCAAACGTGCTGATCGAAGGATATCTCATGGTGATACGGGTTTCTTGGATTCGTTGGATTTCTTGTCAAAGGTTGGATCTAGCTGCTTTGGTTGGGGTGGAAGTCTGTCAATTGGGCGATGCTGCTTCATGATGTGGACAGCATTGAGCCGGTGATCGAAACGGCAAACAGGAAAACAAGTTGACATGCCGCAGGAAATTTAACCATTTATTAGCTTTGGGTTTGAATTCGCTGTCTAGCATCGAAACCCGGGAGCGGCAAATGTCGAGCACGAGTGAAAAGCGCAGAAAGCAGTCATCTTTTCTCACCTTCGACGGAGATAGTCCGGACGCAGAAATGGACCGTCAGCTAACAAACGTTCTGATGGAGAACTCAATCCGTTTACCTGCACGTCAATCGTTTGAATCTGCCGCGCCCGTGCAAGGTACACACCGTTTCACTGCGGTCTCCGAATTTGGCCTTCTATTAATTTTTTTGCCTGTTCTGTGGATTTACGGACTTGTAGAAGGTCGCATACTGGATGCTGACGAGGCTCTTTAGATAGGAACTTCCGCCCGCATACATTGAATTGCGTGATCCCTGGTTCACTTCGCTTGCCAAAGAGCTTTGTGCGGATGGAACGCAATTGTGGTGTTTGAATGAATCAGTAGTTGGTCGAGGATGCGTCTGTTGCATCGCGCATGGGATGGACGTTAATGTGATCTCGCGTGACGGTCTTCACGAAAAGCCCGAGCCATGCGGTTCTATCTTGGACTTCCGACAAGCGTTGAGTGCGTTCCATGCCGATATCGTGCGACAGGGGTTTGATGTCATTGGCGACAAGCATGAACGGTTATCGGTCAACCATTCGATTGGCTCTGTAGGGAGCGCCCGAAGCGTGGTTTAACGGCTGTAATAACAAGCTCATGCTGTAGTGACACATCCTCGCTTTTGATTTCCTTGGTGGTGGCCAAGTGCGCAATAGTTTCCGGATCTCAGCTATCCAATGTAAGGCTCGAGGACCTTTCCTCTATTATCGCACCAGGTCTCAAGACGTCTGAATACCATCAGAGGTGCGCCGGTTCGAGGTTTCCACGGCAGCGGTCGCCGTCGTGGGTGAGCGATGAGCAGAAGGCGCAAACCGTTGCGGAGAGTTTTCAGCCGGGCATCAAGGCCTGCTCGGTGGCTCGGCGTCACGGATTGGCCCCACAGCAACTGTTCACTTGGCGCTGGCTCGCCCGAAAGCCGCTGGAAGCTGCGCCGAACCTCCAGGGCGGCCCGATGTTCGTACCGGCGGTCGTGGAAGCGGGAAGACTTTGTCCGGTCATTTAGGGGGCCACTACAACGTAGTCGTTTATTATTATTGTAGATGTTCCAGCCATCGAGAAGTCGCGGAAATCGCTGTTTACCACCAGGGAAGGGAGCGCGAGGCAGATGCCGCGATTGCTCACTGAATTAGTTGCATGACATCATGCTGGTCATAAAAGAGGAGGATTGGTTGACAAATCAGATCATACAATCTTCTAACTCCTAGTCCAACTTACGGAGCACATACGATGACGGTCCTAGTGACAGGGGGAGCTGGCTATATTGGTAGCCACATGGTTTGGTCGCTGCTGGACGCTGGCGAAGACGTTGTCGTGGTTGATTGCCTTTCAACCGGGTTTGAATGGGCCGTTGCCCCGGACGCAAAACTCTACAGGGGCGACATAGCAGACGAAGGCCTTCTATATGAAATATTTGCGACTCACCCCATTGATGCGGTCATTCATTTTGCTGGGTCCGTTGTCGTGCCGGAATCGGTTTCTGACCCACTTAAGTATTACAACAACAACACGCTAAAGTCGCACGCTTTGATTGCGGCCGCTTTAGCGGCACGGATCAAGTATTTTGTATTCTCATCGACCGCAGCGGTTTACGGCACGCCGGATAATTCCGAACCGGTGCTGGAAAGCGCGCAATTGCGACCCGAATCGCCATATGGTTCATCCAAGTTGATGACGGAAATCATGCTACGGGATGTCGCTGCTGCGTACTCCTCGTTCAAATATACGGCCCTTAGATATTTCAATGTGGCGGGCAGTGACCCCTATAGCCGCGTAGGACAATCCACTATAGGAGCGACCCACCTTTTAAAGGTGGCGTGCGAGACCGCGCTTGGCAAGCGAAGTGCTATTAGCGTGTTCGGCACAGACTATCCGACTCCCGACGGCACATGCGTGCGAGACTACATTCATGTCAGCGACTTGACTGCGGCCCATCTCAAGGCGCTTCAGCGGATGCGTAACGGTGGCGGTTCTCTAGTCGCTAATTGCGGCTACGGAAAGGGATTCTCTGTATTGGAAGTCCTAGATTGTGTGCGTGCAGTATCAGGCGTGGATTTCGCCGTAAACTTTGCGGGCCGTCGGCCTGGGGATGCCGCCTCGATCGTTGCCAATCCGACAGCGGCAGAACGTCAGTTGGATTGGGTCCCGCAATATAATGATCTTAACTTCATTGTAAAAACCGCGCTGGACTGGGAACGGGAACTTGGTAGGCGCAATTCGATCTGACATAGCGCCGGCCGGAAAAGCCGGTTTAGATTCATTGGCAAATTTGAGCAACGATATGTCGTCGTTATCTTTGCACTGCTTAGCGTAGCTAAGGGTGCCAAGGCGTATTGAAACGAACGGGACGATCGGAAAAAGGAATAGGCATGGCCCCTTTTCGTCTACCCTCATTGTCGAAAAAATTGAAACGGGCCCTTCTAGGGAATCGGCGGAAATCGCCCCTTCAGAGCAAAGCCGATTCCCTCAAAAGCTTTATATGCTATCAGAACTCGGGAGGCACTCCGCCTCTCGACACATTCGATCCTTCCCGCCTTCGGATTACGTGGGTAATACCGGATTTCCAACCTGGTGCCGGGGGGCATATGACGATTTTCCGAATTGCTCACTTTCTTGAGCGTTTCGGTCACGATGTTCAGTTATTGATCCAAAATCCAACTATTCATACAAGCGCCGAAGCGGCGCGCGAAACGATCAACAAGCATTTCCAGCCCTTCTCAGGGGCAATTACTTTGTTTGGCGGCGTCACGCCGGACAGTGAAGGGGATGCACTGATCGCGACTGATCGCTTTACCTGCTATCCCGCCCGAGCGATGGGTAAGTTTGTTCGAAAATTTTATTTTGTTCAGGATTATGAGCCAAGCTTTTACCCGATGGGATCGGAGGCTCTGTTGACCGAGGCAACTTACCGCTTCGATTTCGATTGCCTATGTGCAGGCGAATGGCTTCGCAAAATCATGTGCAACCGGTTTGGTAACTGGGCGATGTCGTGGCCGTTGGCCTACGATGAGAGCGTTTACAATTCGCCATATTCCTCGGACCGCAGCAACAGCAGGATTGCGGTATATGCCCGCCATGTAACATCCAGGCGGGCTGTTGAACTTGCATTTATTGCACTTGAAATCTTGAAAGCCAGAGATGTCAAGTTCGAGGTAGATTTCTTTGGGTGGGAATTGGGAAGCCTCAAGGTGGACTTTCCATATCGAGATCACGGCGTGTTGACTCCGCGCGCACTCGCAAGCCTTTATCGGAACGCCACGCTGGGAATGGTGTTTTCCGCGACGAACCATTCTTTAGTGAACAAAGAAATGATGGCTTGCGGCCTGCCAGTTATCGATCTCGACCTCGATACGGTCACAACGATCTTTCCTCCCGGTACAATTGCATTAACTCAACCTACGCCGGAAGCGATTGCAGATACTATTGAGCAGCTTTTGGCTCGGCCGAACGAGCGCGATCGGCTGAGAAACTCCGGGGTTTCGTACATCGAGGGGTTATCCTGGGAAAAATCAGCACGCATGATCGAGGGAGCTATTTGTTCACGTGTTCTTCAATATGTAAATGAAGGAAGCCGATGATGGCAAAGCACCGTTGTGCGGTTATTGTGCCCACCAAGAATGCCATGCCGAGTATATCACGGGTCTTGGAAAAGGTGTTGAACCAAAATACACCTTGGTCTTACGACGTAATTGTGATCGATTCGGGTTCGGGCGATGGCACGCGAGAATACTTACGCCAACAACCGCGTGTTCGCCTAATTGAGATAGAGCCAAAAAACTTCGGACATGGGAGGACGCGAAACCTTGCAATCGAGGCCGCTGACACTGAATTTGTGGCGCTTTTGACCCACGACGCTGAACCTATCGACGACAAATGGCTCCTTACGCTTGTCTCAACGGCAGAACAGGATGAACGGATCGCCGGGGTTTTCGGACGACATCTCGCCTACCCTTTGTCGTCACCATTTATTAAGAACGATATCGATAGGCATTTCGATAGCTTTCTAAAGTATCCATTGGTGGTGGATCGGCACACGGATTCCGCACGATATGCAACGGACGAAAGCTGGCGGCAGGCTCTGCATTTCTATTCGGACAATAATTCATTGATGCGAAAATCCGTATGGGAGAAATTTCCTTATCCCGATGTCGAGTTCGCGGAGGACCAGCTCTGGGCTCGATCTATCATCGAAGCCGGCTATGCGAAGGCATACGCACCGGATGCAATTGTCTATCATTCTCATGATTATACCGCTTCTCAGCAGTTCATGCGAGCATTCGACGAATCGCGACACTTCAACAAATATTTTGGATACAAGCTTTCCTCCCAACCATTGAAGGCCCTGCGCTCAATGTGCCGTCTCGCACTTTATGCATTTAAGCAGGAGATGGATGAACAGAAGTATGGAAAGATCACCACTCTGATGAGGCTTCGTAGGGCTCGTCAGTCCGCGCTTCTGGTGGCCGGCCATTTCCTCGGATCTCACCATGAGAAGCTCCCACGCTATCTAGTACAACGGCTGTCGCTTGATGGCGCCTTATTTAGAGGATAACGAGGATTGGGCATCGGCGGTGCGTGCGGTAGAAGCGAGTACAAAATGAGTCCATCAGTTAGCCTAAATAGCGCACTGACATCAGTGCGAAGGAGGCTCCAAAGAAAGTATCAGCGTGTATTTCCGCCGGCTAAAGTGGAAATGACGGAGAGCGATGAAATATTTCTGCTGAAAAATGTTAACTTCAACAACATGACAAGTGCGGAGAATTTTGAGCTTCTGTCTCCTTTTTCGATTCAGAGCAGAGAGCGATTTGCAATCAAGACGAAATCTCTAGTGCTATACACTGCCGACGAAGCAGAGATTATAATGAGACTGGAAGAAGAAGCGGCATTGAGAGCCGCCCCTTCTGGATATTCATTGAAACAACTAAATGGCGTCAACATAGGCTGCGGTGACCGTCGCGTAAGCGAATATTTGACGCCAGTTGATATCATGCGTGAAGAGTTGACCGGCGCAACCGGCACCCATCACGCGTTCCTGAAAGATGCAATTCTTGCAAATCCAGAAGATCTACCTTTCAAAGAACGAAGCCTGGATTACATCGTCGCACTCCATATGCTCGAGCACGTTGCCAATCCGATGGAAATTCTCCGTTATTGGGCAACGATATTGAAACCAGGCGGCGGCATAGGCTTGATCTTGCCAAATTATGAGTACACCTGGAACGCCATTATCGACGACAGCAAATATGGGCATAAATGGAATTCAAGTCCGTCGATATTTGAGAAGCTTTATTGGGAGAACCTAAGCGATTTGCTACAAATTGAGCAACTCGCCACATTGGAACACAAGATAAGCTTCGATGTCATCCTGCGAAAGCCCGGAGATTTCAAGCCTTTCGCCATTTCGAACCTTACGAGCCCTCACTCTGGCGCTGAATTAGCTAAAATGAATATAATGGTAAGTGAGATGCTTGATCGGTAAGTTCAACCTGGAGCATCTAACAGAAATGTACTTCAACGTATACTCGGATATCGGCTCGATCATAGAGGGGTACCTCATTCCAGACGGTTTTTCCTCAAGACCGTATGTAGCCGTGCGTTCCGGCGGGGATGATTTCGGGCCTTTCGAATGCGATGTATTCCTCGAAAGCCCATATGCACACGGGCACCACGCAACCGGCATAGTGGGATTCCAACTGAACGAAACCAAAATTTCGGGCCTGGCGAGCCGCGATGACATCGAAATCGCCGACGCGGAGAGCGGGTTTGTATTTTATCGCCGGTTCAGTCCCGATCGGCACATCTCAAAGCGCATCTTTCGCTTGGAAACGCAGATGGCTCCTCATAGCGAACTTGACAGTAGCGTGAAAAATTACTTCCAATTTTTTGCTCACGGCGTTGACCGATATGGCAGTGAGACGGTGCGTCAAATGCTGGAAATCGTGCAGCAGCAGTCAACCTATGTCAGCGGGCGCGTTATGCTGCAAAATGTCTGGAAATATCTCACCGAGGATACGATCAAAATCGTTTCCTTTCGCGATCCATTTTATGAACTCGCCATTCGGCTTGTTTCCGTGGGCTCATTTTACCGTCAGCGGGCGACATTTCTGTCAAAGCGAGACGAGATACTTCTAGCGCCAGCCATGGCCTATTTCGCAGATATGAACTTTGTCGACGAGCGTGAGCTTAAACGTAAGATAAAGAATGCGCCCAAAGATGTACTGCAGCTTTTCGAGTCACCCTTCACTAAGCAGATCTCAGCGTTCAGTCCGACAGACAGAGTTTCCCGCGACGCAATTTCCACGTGTCTGGATCTACTCTCCCAGTTCGAAATCTTCTGCTCTGATGAAAACGATGATTCGATAACGAATGATTTGTCGGAACATTTGGGCATTCCTGAGGACTCGATCGTATTTTCTCCGCCCCGGCCCGCCTTTCTGGCAATAGCGAATATGCTCCGTGGCATGAGTGCGTTGGATCATGTCTTGGAAGCCGATCTCATCCTATTTTATTTCATTGCGAAAGCGAAGGAAAAGGCTGCTGGCAACTGTCTGTCAATCAGCACCGAACATTGA